CAGTCTTATGAAGACGTATGGCGACATGATGGGAACCATTATGGGCGCAGTCAAGGAACACATTCCTCCAATGATCGCCGACATCTTAAAGATTAACATCGGGGATAATCCTGAGATGGCAAGAGTGAAGGCTGAGGTTATAGGAGCAGCAGTATCAGCTGTAGCGAAACTAATCGAGGCTGTTGGTTCGATAGCGCAGATGTTCATGGATAGAAATGCAAGCCAACAGTCTGGCTGGTTTGTCAAGTCGGGCCCATCGATGGGTCAAACGCTTAGCGAAATGAAGCCAATATTTACCTCAATATTCAACATGATCAAGGGTAATCTACCGCAGATTATAAAGGCAGTTATAGAAGCAGTACCAGACAATATTGATGCGAAAGCAGCAGAAGTCAAGGTTAAGCTTGTCGCAATGGCTATGGAAGCCGTGGCCAAATTTGGTGAATCCATCGGTGCGATTGGAGAACTAATGCCACCCACCAAAACAGCTGGTTGGTTTTCTGCAGGCAAAACCCTACAGGAAAGCTTGGGCGAATTGATGCAAATGATAGCACGTATTGTACAGGCTGTTAAGATGCACTTACCGTCGCTAATCGAAGCAGTTCTTTCTGTTAAGATCGCCAATCCCGATGCAGCGGTGAAGAAGCTTGAAGTGGTTGGTTTGGCCATGGACGCGGTGACGAAGTTTGCAGATGTTATAGGTTCTCTTGAGGGGAGTAACTTTGAGGGCGGCGCAAGCATGGCGATTGCAAATATGATGAGTGCTGTGAAGCACCTGATTTATTGGGATGGTTATTACGATATCGGAGATGTCTTCGAAGCCCTAGCAGATAACACAGGTACCTGGGATGCCGCGCTATTAACGAAGTTTGACCTTGGGATAGAGGCTCTAACCAAGATGGTAACTTTTGGCGAGAAGATTAATGAGTTATCTGGTTATATGGCGATGTTCGAGGGTGGCGGAATGGCAGCAGCAGTCACTGAGATGGTCGCTGAGGTTGTGGCTTCAATCGAAGCGCTAAACAGCATAGGCGAAGTAAGCGCTGCAGTTGCGCTTGACAACTTCGCTTCAGCGATCGGAACAGGCGATGGGTCCTTCACAATTACAAACGAACCGGTTAATATAACTTTAAACGTTCAGGTAACTATGGACGCCAACAAGGTAGGAAAGGTGTTGGTAGATAAATCAGTTATGACAACCCCGCTAGCAGCCGCCGGCGGTGAATAAAGGAGACTATGAAAATGAGCAAAGAAGACAAAACTAAAACTATGCGTGAGAAATCTCTTGATGAATTAACGGATAATGAGAAAGCAGATCTGTCAGAGGAAGCAAAAAAGATATTGGGGACAGATTTATACCCGCAGCTTCAAAAAGCTCTTGATGTTCTGAAGAATGCTTTTAACGATGAAGCTGTTATGGAAAAGTTAAAAGAGCGAATACTTAAGGAAGATAGAGAATAAGGTCTTATGAGCGCTGACGATCCTACATCAAGTGATTTTATTCCAGAACCGACTGGTGATGGTGATACTTTTGTAGTTGGGGATGATTTATCAATCCCTGCCAAGGATACCCTTGCTTCGTATTTAAGCTCAATAACAACCGACGCGATGATGGGGAACAAGTTTCCGATTTCCCCCAACAATCCGCGTAGTGAATTTTCGCTTGTGAATCCTGACGGTACCCCAGCTGAATTTGTGACTGGTGGTCAAGATGAGACTGCTGGGTTTACGGACACATTCCCAACGGGTGACCACGCTTCTGAAGCTGCTGTTAGAAAATTTGAAACGTTAAGTAACTCTGGACAATTCGAGGGTAGCTCTAGCGGTCTTCAAGATATCATAGACAAAAATTCACAAAATGACGGCCACTTTCTTTATCGCGATATTGTCTCAACCCAGGAAAATGATGTTCCCGGTATAGGTGGTACGTCTGGTCAGACCGCCTTTGATAACCCTGCTGGTGCGACACCCGTCCAGCACAAAATTTCTTCACTATTGGGCAGAAATCGTTTTGATCCCATGCCCACTAGTTCTCCCTATATTGAGCACGGTGAATTCACCGAACCAGGAATTCCTGTAGAGCAGGGCGCGTACGGTGTATATAATCAATATGCCAATAGAACTAGCATTGATGATATGCAAAAGGTCGCCTACTCAATGCTCATGAGGGCTTCTGGACATAGAATGGGAAATCAGGATCCTGTAGGTGTCGCTGCGATGGCAGAGAGTATACTGCCCACATTCGTACAGACTGGTGCACAAGAGGTTTCTACTGAAGACATTCGAGCAGAGAATGCTTATCATGCGCCTGACCGACCCTCTATCGACAACGCAGAGCTACGTTACGACGACATAGATGGATCACCTCTACTTCCGCAGAAGAGCGTGGGTACGCTAAATAACCCATATGAAAAATTTGAATTTGCGACCGTCCCGCAGGTTTTGACAGGCGTCACCGCGCTGGCTGAGATGGCAGCGCTGTGTACAGTATTCGGCGCAGTTATGACGATTATAGAGAGCGTTGCATCCGCGAGTACGATACCAGATCCCACAAATCCTCAAAATATGAGGAAGGGCCAACATCGTAAAGTTGTCGGTAGCGCAAAGCTTCTTAAAAAATTATCAATCCCAGGTGGCTTGAATGATGATTTCCATACATGCGTATGTTGGGGAGTGGTCGCTTTCTTCAAGATGCAGATTGCTCCCGGTGATTCTGCCGCACCGCCTCCCTCTGGGCTCCCGTCACCTCCGTTTCCATCGACTCCTGCTCCGCTTGTGCTAGCAGTCTGGTTTGCGGGGCTGCTGTTTCCTGACCCGATCCCAAATTTCCGTAACATGCAATATTCTTCTGGGTATTATGCAACAATTTTACGTTCGATCAGAATAGATATGAAGCAATTGCTTAACAACCTTATAGACCTTGTACCCACTTCACCTGATCCTGCTGTAATCCTCTTCAACCTAATAACAGCGTTGAACCGATATCGCTCTTGGCGTTTTTATTGCACCCTTGCGCAAATGGGTAGTACATTCTTGGGCATGCACAGGAGAGAGTTTGCGATCGTTGATTCGATTGATGACATGCCGAACAATGGCCAAACACGACAGGGAAAAAGTCGAGCAGCAGGTAAGATGCTGGCATGGCGCCACCGATCATCACCGTCCCTCATCCTATTACCACAGAAGTACTCAAATGCTTTTCTTTTATACGGTTATAGGGCAGGTTATGCTCTTGGCAATATGGTGAAGCTCGGTGATGCGGAGACTAATTCTCCGAGTCAATATTGGAATACTAAAGGTGCCCCACGGTATCCGGATGGTTCAAACGTCTCCAGCCAGCGCCGAAAAGTTGCTCTGGTGGCATCTCATCGATTACCCAAAGAGTATTTAGACGCAGTTGAAGATGAGCTTGATTCTGAATATTGTCCGTTTTATTTTCATGATTTAAGAACTAATGAAGTGATTTCCTTCCACGCATTTCTAGAGTCTCTCTCAGACTCATATTCTGTCAGTTATGCTGAGTCAGCGGGTTATGGACGTATTGATCCTGTTAAGATTTATCAAAATACTTCTCGCTCTATTTCATTAACATGGACGCTGGTTGCAACTGACCCCGAAGACTTTGATTCAATGTGGTGGAGCGTCAATAAGCTAGTTTCGATGTGTTACCCACAATTTTCTATGGGTAAGCCCGTTAAGGCCGGTAACAAGAAATTCGTTATGCCATTTTCTCAAATACCCACTGCATCTCCCGTTATACGCTTGCGTGTCGGTGACGTTATTCGCAGCAATTACAGTCGCTTTGATCTTGGTCGTATTTTTGGAATGTCCGAAGCAATTCCTGCTCTGCCAGCATCTGCAGGAGGTACCTCAGTACCGGCTGGCGGAGTAGATTCCGCTGGGAACGATTGGGCAGGTGCTCCGTTTGATCTGACTTATGCCGCCGAGGCAGAAGCGCAACAGCAGATAGCGGAAGATGAAGCCGCTTCTGAGCATGCCGCCACTATCGCCGCGATAAATGACGCCATTGCAGAACAACCTGTGGTATATGACGATCCAAACTTTGGGTATTGGCCCGGAAGCATTTCTGATCCAGGTAGTGATATGCGCGGTATCGCTATCATGAAAGCTAACGGGGAAGGTTATACTACTTATGATATGGACGCAGACAAGAGCAACCCAGCGGATCCCGCGGGATACTACAACTCTGGTGATTGGGCGTCGATGTTTCCTCCACCTCCACCTACATCTGGTGACCATATTGAGTCGACTCCGTTTCGGTCGCGATTTTATTCCGAGGCGCTAGTCCGGGTTCTAGCTAGAAGAGTGTCAGATTCTTCAGGTAATTTTGCTGGTGGTGAAATTAATATGGAGACTGATGCAAATGAAGATCTAAGAGATGAAGGTATCTACGCTGAGTATCTTGTAACGCTATCAGACGTGGATGATCCAGCAGATCCGTATGGTCCGGTGACCGCGAAGGGGCACACACATGCTTATGTTGTTACAAGCGCGGATTTATCTCCCGTTTATCCGGCACCTGCGGAAGCTGAAGCAACGACTGAGATAACGTTAGAAGATCAAGTAACTGATATCTACAATTTCTTTAATCCTAACAACAACGCGATTGTGCGTTCATTCGAGGCAGCTGGCGGAAGGGGTTTAGCAGGGGTTATAACTAGCTTTGACATGGACTGGGGCGAAGCCATGTGGGATATGCGCGGCATAGGCCGAAGAGCACCGCAGTTCATAAAGTGTAGCGTATCCTTTAGTCCGATTCATGATATTGTACCGGGTCTTGATAATAATGGAGCAATGCGGGCCTACAACTATCCAGTCGGTGGAATCGCTGGCGGTCTTGGCCAAGATTATTATTCACGTGGTGCAGGTAGACCCGCTACAGGCGGTGACAGAAGGTCTTCTCACGTCCAAGGCTTCGAGAACACCGATACCAATGCCGATACCCTCGAGGGCTTTGCAGACAGCATCTCTAAAGGCTATGGTTCAACTGAGGGAGAAGTCTAATGCCTATTAACAGATATCAGAGAGCACCAAAGTTAGCTAATGGAAAGTTTTATGGGACTTTTGATGCATGTTATATCGTGGCATCCGCTGTCGCGGCTGGTTCGATAGCTTGGAAAGGTCACATAACGAAAGAAGCTCAACGATTAGATGTTATCGCTGGAGATTTTTATGGTGATGGTTCTTTGTGGTGGGTAATCGCAGGTGCGAGTGGAATTGGGTGGAGTTTACAGGTGCCGGCAGGAATATATCTTAAAATTCCCACAGACATCGGTCAGATTGTGGCACTCATTGGATAGACCTAATGGCAGTATATGATGATAGATTAGGAGACATTGTTGACAAGCTAGGACGCTATTTCAGTATAGTTTCTAAAGAAGACTTTATGTCACTTCTTGCTTTTGGTGATGATGACTCTATCAGCGATTTCGGAACTGTGAATCTAGACCCCAACCCTGAGATGGCCAAGGTTATACGGGCGTTTACCAATACAACAGAGGGTGGCGTTACTCTGATGCAGGGATTTCAGGGACTTGTGGATTTGATGAATGGTTCTACGTCTGGAGAAGTTTCAGACATGACTGCGTTGTCAAAGAAACTTTATCGTTTTGTGGGTGAGCCGGAAGCTTTTGAAAGCGTATCTTTACCTTCGGGAGTCCCCACCGGTGCGGGGGAGTGGATAGTCAGTAGATATTCAGTAAAAGACTGTTGCAAAATCACTGACGAAGGTGAAGGCGCAATCAATGGTGCGTTTGCTTCACCAACGAAATTCACCCCCAGTCTTGGTGCACTTCAGATCTTGAGTCCTAAGTTGACCCCCGCAAAAAGAGACACTGGTGCTGTTGCGCTTTTCATGACTTCATTACCGACTTTAGAAATTTCGAGATGCCAACCTTATCTTGACATAACGGTGATCACTAATAGGCGTTCTCTTGGGGATGACAATCGAATTCAGACTATGGGACTGATGCAATTTTTGCTAGGTAGTAGTCAGATTGAAGAGGATACAGCAGATTATTTTATGGCATCTGCTTTAGACGAGTCCGCGCTTTATGAATTTGAACAACAACAACAAGCGGCTGACGCGTATGATGCCGCGTACCCTCCTGGTGAAGATGCAGATGAAGAGGAAGACCCGGATCCAGCTATCGCAACATCTGGTATGGAGATGTTTACTGCGCCACAAACCCTTGTACCAGTTATCGGTACAGGGCCCGATGCTCGAATGGAGCGTTATGAAGATTATGAGCCTTTCCAGGCAGCTTCTGGAGGGTCAAGTGGTGATGTAGAAGATCTTCCATCTGTCGGTGGACGTCGTGGCGCAGGGATCATAGATCCTTTTAGGCCCATGATGTCGATTGAGGGGTTTAGTGTTTCTGTCACACCCTCCTCAGGAATGATGTCTCATGAAACAGCTGAATTGTCTCTGACCATGCATGACAGGTCTCGAATATCAGAAATATCTGAATTTGTTAAACCAGACTTATACGGACATACTGAACTCTTGATAACCTACGGGTGGTCTCATCCCGATCCTTCTGGTCATACAATAGCAGCCGGCCCAAATGCGGGCCAGCTTTCTGGTAATTTCTACGGCGCGTTCCTAGACTTAATGAAGGTCACTAAAAAATATATGGTCGTTAATAGCTCATTTTCATTTGATGAAGTGGGTCAGGTTAAGATCAAGCTTAAGCTTTCTATGAAGGGCTCTGCTAATGTTGATACTGCGAACCTTAGCCAGGGAGAAGATGTTGATAACGTATTAGAGGTTATGAAAGAGTTGACTGAAGCGATTGCGGTTATTAAAGAGCAGATTATGGATGATGCTGAAGCAACGGGTGATACAGCGGCAGCTAAAGACATGTTTGGGTCGTCTTTTATGACAGCAGCTTCTGATACTAGTTCTGCAATGACTGTTGATCAAGAGACTGCTGACGCCATAAAAGCCTTTATTGCTGCCAAGAGAAATACAACTGATCCAGCGACAGCGGATCTACGAGACACTTTAGAAGAAATGTTCGGGTCTAGCGGGACGGGTGGTGTAGCGGAAGCAGCAAAACAAACAATTGCAGATGCCGTCGCGTCAAAGATCCAGCACTTAAAGAGTATGCGCCAAAACGGTAAGGATCCATTTGCCTTCACTGTTCGGGGCGCTCATGGTAGTACCAAGTATGTGAATGCGAGATATAACGATCCAAAATTTGTTTCTTTTGGGGCAATGTTGTTGTATATGGTTGGAAAACCGCTGGCATCGACCAGGCGCTTTGACGAGATTCAGTTTGTCTTTTATCCTGTCAACGATAAATCAAGTTATTTATCAATATTGAATATTGCCCAGATCCCGATAAGAATTGAAGATTTTGAGGCAAAGTTCGAAGAGCGGACACAGACGACTGTCAATATTCCTCTTAGCGCTTTTTTGAGCTTTGTTTCGAAAGAATTTATTCACAATCAGGCATCTTATGTTTACGGTCTCACGGCCCTTTATGAAACTGATGATGAGGGCGAGACGTCGATGAAGGAAGAATTTTCAGAGGATGCTACTGCGCTAAATGATGAAAAGAAAAAGCGTTTAGAAGATGCCTATGGAGAAGATGCAGACATTGAATTCAAGATGCCACGTATCAAGATGGAGATGCAAGCGGTACCTTGTAAAGTCGGTACTCATCCCCGAGGAAAGAGGGGCACGATATTACGCATCCATGTTTATGACACCACTTGTGGTGCCTATCCGTCCCTCATGAAAATGATGACCGCTGCAAGGAGCGATTCTATCGGTTTGCTTTCATCAGCCGCCGGCGGCGTCCCAGGCGAAGTTGAGGATGCGGATTCTAGTACTGAAGGAGCGAGTGTGGATCACACGACAGCTTTCTACGAAGGCCTACAGGCCGCAATGGATGCGGGTATTATGGAGCCAGTTCCGACTACAACAACAGATCCTCCACAGCTATCAGACATTGATTTAGATGAAACATATTTTAGGATGAAAGGTGGTTTTCCAGCCTTGAAAAACTTTATGATGAGTAGCATGCCGTCGATAATTTACGGTAGTTCAAACTCTGCTGTATTGAGCGCTGATCTATCATCAATGAATAATTCTAAATTAGCTTCTGTTAATATGCTGCGCGCCGGTCAGGGTGGTGGCGATGGTCCACAAGGATCGCGTGATGCAGGACTTCCGTTGCAGACAACCCCTGTTTCGCTTTCATTGTCGACGTATGGCTGTCCGATGGTGAGTTATGGCCAGCAGTTTTTTGTCGATTTTGGAACTGGCACGACAATCGACAACGTGTTTGTTGTGACAGGTATCGATCATACTATAGAGCAAGGGAAATTTGAGACGAAATTGAAGATGACTCAGGTTGATGCGTTTGGTAAATACATCAGTATGTTTGGAAATGTGAAAACTGCCTTGTCGGCTCTTTCCGAAGCTGATTAGCTGAACAATAGCATTCTTCTTCTTAAATTAAAGGATGCCGATTCTCTTACATAAAAATTATCTAGGGACCGAGACTCACATGGTCATTAGCGGTAATCAGGTTAGGTGGACTAGCGATATTGGGGTCGGTGAGTATTTTGTGCTGGGATGTGAGGGTCGACCAGATTCTCTTGAGCCGCTATTACGTTTGTATGGTATAGAAATGCCAGACTTTGTACCTGCAAAATTTCGAAAGAGCTTTTTAGACCTAAACGGCCCCAAGATAATTCCATGGAGATTTGTTCTACCGCGGGAAGTCTTTAAGGAAAATTTTAGGAGTTATGTCGAAGACCTGGCGAAGATAGAAGAGCTTTTTGTTGAAAGCAAATATCCATCGTTCTTTGTAGATTCGAATCGATTGTTTTCAAGACTTGAGCGCGCGAAGGTGGACAAAGTCTTATTACAGAAACTCATTCGAACTAACGATTCTCATGTGCTTCGTCATATGTTGTCTGGTTCTCATGATTCCTTGCTAAACGTACCATTCTATGATAGGGTTTCTACAAAGACGGGCAGGTTGACCATCAAATCAGGTCCGCAAGTTTTGACGCTTAAGAAAGAATTTCGAAGTATTTTCGCACCAAGAAAATCTAATTCGAGATTATTCGAAATTGACTTTGTTTCTCTCGAACCAAGAGTCGCTTTAAACTTTGCGAATGTGCATGCGTCAAATGACGTGTATCTTTCTTTCCTCGAAACTACGGGGGTCAAAGTATCAAGGGACACTGCGAAGCTCGCGGTGCTTTGTTCGCTTTATGGGGCAGGTAATTCCAGGCTTAATAAACTGTTGGCTACCGAGACTGTCGATATAACTGCTAGACAACTTGTACGTGCTGTGAGTGAATATTTCAAGCTATCAGCGTTAAAGAGGCATTTGTTTCAGCAAGCAAAAGAAGGTATTATACAGAATTATTTTGGTCGGCCAATTGATGTCGATAATGCAAGAGAAAGTATTCTAATCAATAATTATCTTCAGTCGACTGCTGCTGATGTCGCGATTGCGGGGTTTAGTCATTTTGTGCAGAAGTTTTCGAAACAGTGCCGTCCACTTTTCGTAATTCACGATGCGTTGATTATTGATGTTAATAATGAGCATTTAGACGATATTAAAAGATATGTAGATATAGGGTACAGCGTACCGGGATTAGGAAATTTTCCACTTAAGATAAAAGAGTTTAACCATTATGAATGAGCAACAGATAAGACAAATTATTCAACAAGTCCTCACCGAGGGTGAAGAAGAAAAACCGAAAGGGCGTGGTAATAAGAAGAAAGTTGTAAAGATAAAAGCGGGTGAGATCGGTTTGTCAGTTGGCGGAGGCGCGTTCACCAAAGCTGTCGCGGATGCTGGTGCGTTGGCGACAAAGGACCCCAAGCAGTTGATGAAGAACCTCGAGGTATCGAGCGGTGGTTCTAACTTCGACGGTGCTGGAAAGATTATCCAGCAAGCCATCGGGGGTGCAGAGGTAATGCAGTTAGCCTACGGCGGCGTTAAGAAAGTTTCGAAGGGTGGTAATCCTGGCCTTCGTATTTCAATGGGCGAATTAAACGCCCGGAATGGAGCGAAGTTTCTTCACCATACTTTGATGGGAGCTATGAAAGCTGGCTTACTAAAATCGAATGAACCGCTTCAGATCCAAGTGGACGGTGAAGGTGTAGTTGTTTACGCTTCAGAAATAAAGGGGAGCTGGTAACTTTAGGTTGTACACTTTGCAAGTTGGCTCTATTATTTTAATAGCATTTGTGGAGCGTTAATGAAGCATTTAGAACAAGACGGACAGATTATCTTAAGTAAGCTGGATGCTTTAAGGCCACCAGATCGAACCCCGGAAGATGGTGACGTAGTTGCTGCTATTGTAGATGTTGAGACAACCGGGCTTAACCACCAGAAAGATGAAGTGATCCAAATTGCGGTCCGTCCATTTTTTGTAAGCCTTAAAACGGGTGAAGTCTCCGGACTAAAGAAAACGCTCGTCGAAATGCAACAGCCCTCCTCTCCACTACCTTCGATTATTACAGAGATAACCGGGTTTGTGGATGAAGACTTGGAGGGTAAGTCAATCCCATGGGATCGCATTTCATCTATCCTTGGACGGTGTCAATTCATCATCGCTCATAATGCTTCTTTTGATAGAAAGTGGATAGAGCAAGCCATAAGAAATAACGGATGCTCCGTGCCCGAAGATGCCATCTGGGGTTGTTCGATGTCTCAAGTTGATTGGACTGGTACGGTTCGGTGCTCTAAGGCTTTAGAGGTCTTGTGTGCATGGCACGGCTTCTATTACGATTCCCATAACGCAGAGTCAGATGTTGATGCGACTCTTCATCTCCTACGAAAGAAACATTACATGAAAGAGCTTCTTGAGAATGCTGTAGCTCCAGATTATCATGTATTTGCAGCTGGATCTTTGCGGGAAGAGAATGTAATCTTAAAGCAGGGTCGATATCGTTGGAATCCTGATCTTGTTTGTTGGTGGAAAGCCACGAACACGAAAGACGCCGCAGAACGTGAGTGTCAATGGCTCGTTGAAAATCTTTCTAAAGTTGAGCCGCAATATTTCGAAATAGAGCCCAAACATCGTTTTTCTGAATAATTAAAAGTATGGATAGCCTTCGGGAATACATACGACTCTTGATTGAAGAAGAAGTTCTGGGTGAACCTGATCTAAGTGCAGAGGATGAGAGGGAAGATGATGATGAGAGCCACCATGATGAGCAAAGTTCTGGTGGCGTCCCGGGGCCTATGGTTCCCTTAGGTCGCGGTCCTTCTGGAGAAAGAAGGAAAAGGCGTAAGGATGCCGAGAAGGCAAACGCTTCAGCTTTTGGCGGCGCAAAAATAGCTAAAAAATAATTTGAAAAACTGACTACCAACTATTATACTATAAATGTCCTTACGGACACATGACAATTAAACATTGCACACTAAACATTTGGAGAAAAAATGGCAATTGATATGGAAGCGCTTCGTAAGAAGCTTGGCCAGCTATCTGGCAATAACTCACGTCGAAATGTACTTTGGCGTCCCCAAGAAGGCGAAGAAAGCGTAGTTCGTCTTATGGCATTCAGCGATAATGATGATGGACTTCCATTCTCAGAGCGTTGGTTTTATTATAACATCGGAAATAATCCCGGTCTTCTAGCACCTTACCAGTTCGGTAATCCAGACCCTGTTCAGGAGTTGATTACCAAGCTTAGGGATGAGGGCACAAAGGAGTCTTACGAGCTTTGTAAGAAGCTATATCCTAAGGCTCGCTATTATGCCCCGGTAATCGTTCGCGGCGAAGAAGATAAGGGTGTTCGAGTCTGGTCTTTCGGTAAGACAGTTTATCAGTCCTTGCTGAACATTATGCTCGATGAAGATTACGGCGATATTACTGACCCGACTGATGGTCGTGATGTTAAGGTAATCTGTACCAAGGCGCCGGGACGCATGTGGGCGACGACTGAAGTCCGTCCACGAGGAAAGCAATCACCTCTTTCTAAGGATAATAAGCAGGCTGCAACATGGACAGAATCGATTCCAGTAATCGACGATCTTTATGAAGCGAAGGCGTATGAAGCGCTAGCGAAGATTATCAACGATTGGCTAGAAGGTGATGACGCTGAAACAGATGAGGGTGGAACGAGCCGCGGATTCAACGGTAATACTACCACTAGCTCCGCACCAAAAAATATCGAGTCTAAGTTCAAGAGCCTTGATGACGCGTTCGCCGATCTTGAGGATGACGACTTTTAGTCTGTAGTCTACGAGATCATCTCACCCAAGGGAAGAGGCGTTGCCTCTTCCCTTTTTATTTGAACACTACAGCTTTTTTTCCTATAATCTTTTACGAGGTAATAATATGGCAAAGAAAAAAGGTGGCGGCGATGATTTCACTTCTGACCTAATCAAGTCTCTTAATAAAGAGCATGGTTCTAGAGTGGCGTATAATCTTTCAACCGATGAGTCACCAACTCATGTTAATCGATGGATTAGCACTGGCTCAGAACAGCTTGATTACATCATCGCAAATCGCAGTGATGGCGGCTTACCAGAAGGAAGAATCATAGAGATATTCGGTCCTCCTTCAATAGGAAAATCTCATATTGCAATTCAGATAGCTCGCTCAACCCAACAGTTGGGCGGTATTGTTGTTTACATCGATACTGAAAATGCAACGTCTGTTGAAAATCTTGGGTTGCTTGGGGTTGACATCACAAAGCGTTTTGTGTATGTCGACACGCACTGCACAGAAGAGGTTTTAGGCATCGCGGAATCAACGATACTAAAAGCAAAAGCGATGGATAAAGACGTTCCCGTTACGATTATTTGGGATTCTGTTGCGGCTTCATCTCCAAAGGCTGAGCTAGATGGAACTTATGAACAAAATTCTATAGGCCTACAGGCTAGAGCTATTTCTAAGGGAATGCGAAAAATTACGGGGGTTATTGCGAACCAGAACGTGCTATTCATTTGTCTAAACCAAATTCGAACAAAGATCGGAGTCATGTACGGTGACCCCACTACAACCCCCGGTGGTAAGGCGATACCTTTCCATTCATCAGTACGAATCAAGCTGGGAGCAGGACAGCAGATCACCAATAAAAATAAAGAGGTTATTGGCATTCACGTTCGTGCTAAGACTATTAAGAATAAGGTTGCGCCGCCCTTCAGAGAGTGTAATTTCGAGATACACTTCGGCAAAGGGATTGTGGAACATGAGCAAGTATTTGACGAGCTAAGAAAACACGGTCCTGAAATTATCGATGGAAAAGAAATTTGTGTAAAGGGAACCAGCGCGTGGAAGAATCTAACAGTGACCGACACAAAGACTGGTGAAATAGAGATAGAAAAGAAATTCTACAAGGCTGATTTTGGTGGTGTGTGGAAAGACACTGCATATAGACGTTATATCGATTCTCTTCTTAGCGCGTGTATGATTAGAAAAATGTCTGATGATGAGCATGCGACGCTTGACACTGAGTCTTACGAAGAGGTGCGAGCAGCTGCAATGGAAATTAACCTTGATGATCTGCCTGATCTAAATGAATGATGCCAGTTAAGCCCGTTCTAATAATCGATGGACTGAATTGCTTCTATAGACACTTTGCCGCAAATCCTTCAATGGGGGAAAATGGAAATGCTGTGGGAGGAATTGTTGGATTCTTGAAAGGTCTACAGTTACTTTCTGAGAGGTATACACCACAGGATATCGTTGTTGTTTGGGAGGGTGGCGGCTCTCCTCGGAGGCGATCGATTGACCCGACGTATAAGGCAGGTAGACGTCCTGAGAAACTAAACCGATTTTATTCCGGTGATGATTTACCAAACACTGTTTCAAATAGAAACGAGCAAGTAGCCCAGCTCGTGAGCCTATTGAGGAAAGCAAGTGTTCCGCAAATTTATATATCAGATTGTGAAGCTGATGATGTTATAGCGAGACTTGTTAGCGTTAACTTCAGCGATGAGAGATGTGTTATAATTTCCACAGACAAAGATTTTTACCAATTGATCGATGATCGAATTTCGGTGTGGTCCCCCGGTAGCAAAAGGGAGTGGACTGCTACAAAAGTTGTCGATGAGTTTAACATTCATCCCAAAAATTTTTGTTTAGCCAGATGCTTTGTTGGTGACGGATCAGACGGGCTAAAAGGTGTCCCTGGCGCTGGGTTTAAGAGTCTTGCAAAGCGCTTCGGTACCCTGAAAGAACCAGAAAGTCTGGCTGTCGACGACATACTTACAAAATGTAGAAAACTTCGAAAACAAAAGAGTTTGAAGCTTTATGATAGCATCATCAATCACGAAGTCACGATTCGCAGAAATTGGAAGCTTATGTATCTAGGACACGGAAACTTATCTGGAACCCAGGTCCAGAAAATCGATGGCGCGCTAGAACTGGAAGATACAAAGAGAGACAAACTAGGATTTATTCGGTCTTTGATGAAACTTGGAATTCGCAATTTTGATTATGATAAATTGTTCATGACACTACGAGCATTAGGATGAGGTGAGAATGGGCGCTCTTAGCCACGACATACTAAACGAAATCCCGGGAGGGCAATTTCGACAATATAACAAGTCTTTTCAAGAGAAAATCTTACAAGGACTTTTAACTGATCATCAATGGGCCGCTCAAATGGTCGAGGTGATGAGGCCTGATTTTTTTGAGTTGCGATATCTTGAGTATCTATGCGAGAAATATTTCAAGTATTTTTTAGAATATCGATGTTTCCCTACGCAGGGTTTGCTGATCAGCATTATCAAAGATTCTTTAAGCGAAGATGGAGATGTTTTATTGCGTGATCAGATCGTAAGCTATCTTATTCGAGCAAAAGAGAATCCCCACCCCGGTGATATTGCGTATGTTAAAGAGAAGTCTTTAGACTTTTGTAAGAGGCAGGCTTTTAAAGAAGCATTAGAAAAGTCTGTAGAATTAATAGCGGGTGATAATTTCGAATCGGTTATTTCTCTTATGAAAAACGCTGTTTCAATCGGGCTTTCAAACACTGTTGGTCATGATTTCTTTGAAGACATGGAGGCGCGCTTTGTCGTCGCAAATCGTTGCGTTTGCCCTACTGGAATACCAGAGCTGGATGCAAAAGATGTTTTAGCTGGTGGATTGGGCAGGGGAGAGATTGGTGTCGTCACCGCGAATACCGGTGTCGGTAAATCCCATTATTTAGTTCAGATGGGTGCGAATGCGATGCGACGAGGAAAGAACGTCTTGCATTATACATTTGAATTAACAGAACAAGCTGTGGGAATTAGATATGATTCAAATCTGTGCGGGATTTCTTCGTCTGACGTCGTGAGTAATAAGGAACAGGTAAAGAAATTTTATGAAGGAAATTCTGATCTTGGTAGGTTGATTATCAAAGAATATCCTACAGGATATCCGTCTGTTACGACGCTTAGAAACCACATCGAGAAATTAGCTTTAAGAGGATTTAAGCCGAGCGTGTTGATCATCGATTATGCAGACATTATGCGCTCAACAAGGTCATATGATTCTTTACGTCATGAATTAAAGTTGATCTATGAAGAGCTAAGAAATCTTGCGATGGAGATTCGAATTCCAATTTGGACAGCTTCTCAAGCCAATAGAGATTCTGCGAATTCGGATATCGTTGGTCTAGAGAATATGTCAGAGGCGTATGGAAAGGCGATGGTCGCTGACCTTGTTGTTTCGATATCTAGAAAAGCTACAGAAAAAGCTACCGGTGCAGGTAGACTTTACATCGCAAAAAACAGGGCTGGCAAGGATGGTATCGTTTTTCCTATTCACATCGACACCGCATGTTCTACTATTAAGGTGTTAGATGAAGATATGTCGACTTTGTCAGAGGCTTTAGAAGATGAAGAGAAAGAGACAAAAGCGTTGATAAGAAAAAAGTGGAATGAATTAAGAAGCGTATAAGCTTAAGAATTGGGGATCGGATGAAGTATGATTATCAGGATGCATATAACGCATCACTAGAATATTTTTCGGGTGATGAATTAGCTGCTAACGTGGTGACGACGAAATATCTTTTAACTGATAAGCACGGCAATTATCTAGAAAAATCGCCAAGTGAAATGCACGAAAGAATCGCATCTGAGCTCTACCGCATAGAGCAAAAGTATCCCAATCCAATGTCATATGATGAAATCTTTGAGATGCTTGATCGCTTTAAGTACGTAGTCCCTCAAGGGTCTCCTATGTCTGGAATCGGTAATAAAGAGAGAGTGCAAAGTCTTTCGAACTGTTTTGTTATTCCGGCACCGGAGGATAGTTACGGTGGGATCTTGAAAGCCGACCAAGAGCTTGTGCAGATCGCCAAGCGCCGCGGCGGCGTCGGATTTGACTTAAGTACTATCCGCCCGAAGGGTCTTTCCACCGCGAACGCTGCTCGTACGACAGACGGTATCGAAGTGTTTATGGATAGGTTCTCTAATTCATGTAGAGAAGTAGCTCAGGGCGGCCGCCGGGGAGCCCTGATGTTAACGATATCCATCCATCATCCGCAGATTAGAGATTTTATTAAGATTAAACAGAATCTTGCAAGAGTAACAGGGGCCAATATTTCTGTTAGGGTTTCTGATGAATTTATGAATGCAGTTCGTGAGGATGAAGATGTCGAGCTGCGCTGGCCAGTTGACTCCAGCGACCCGGCGATTAGTGAACGCGTTTCTGCTTCAGATATTTGGCACGAGATTATCGAGGGAGCGCATGCAGCAGCTGAGCCAGGCGTGTTATTTTGGGATACAGCAAAGAAATATACACCAACGGATGCTTATTCAAGCGACGGCTTTGGATCTGTTTCAACTAACCCTTGCGGGGAAATTATTCTTTCACCGTACGATAGCTGCAGGCTTATGCTTCTTAATCTTACGAGTTTCGTTAAGTCACCTTGGAAAAAGGGCAAATTTAATTTTAAGAAATTTGGTGAGATGACGCAGAAAGCGCAGCGCCTTATGGACAATATGATTGATCTTGAGATTGAGCAAGTAGACAAGATTATTTCTAAAATTGAGACAGATCCTGAGTCTACCTCCACAAAGGCGATCGAGCTTGGGTTATGGACGAAAATAAAACAACAAGCACTTCTTGGGCGTAGAACTGGTCTTGGAATAACAGGACTTGGCGACGCTCTTGCAATGTTGAATATTCAGTATGGTTCTGATGCGAGTGTTGAATTAACAGGGAAGATATACAGGGCTCTTGCGTTAAACGCTTATCGGTCTTCAATCGTAATGGCGAAAGAGCGTGGTGCTTTTGAAATTTTTGACGCTTCAAAAGAAAAAGATCACCCGTTTCTGGAGCGGATATGGAGTGAAGATCCAGAGTTGAAGAGCATGAATAAAAAGTACGGTCGTAGAAACATTGCATTAACGACGACTGCCCCAGCTGGGTCCGTGTCAGTATTGACCCAGACCACATCTGGTATTGAGCCCGCATTTATGCTCCACTATACTCGTAGAAAAAAATTAACGGGTCAGGATGAAGATGCTAGGGTAGACTTTGTTGACGAGAGTGGCGATCGATGGCAGGAATATACAGTCTATCACCATGGTTTTAGAAAGTGGATCGAGCAATCGATATTTCAAAATACTAATCCCATCGACGAGATGGTTGAATTAAGTCCGTATAAATATTCCACTGCTAAGGAGATCGATTGGGTCGCAAAAGTGAAGATGCAAGCAGCGGCGCAAGAATGGGTGTGCCACGCAATATCAAATACGACCAACCTTCCTTCAGATATTGATGTTGAGACAGTAAAGCAAGTTTATATGACAGGCTGGGAATTGGGTTGTAAGGGAATTACTGTTTATCGAGATGGAAGCAGAACAGGAGTTCTGGTTTCTAATAAGAAAGAAGCAAACCCTCGAGAATCTGGTGAGATTATTACAAGGTCAGCTCCGCGTCGTCCAGAAGTTATGGAGTGTGATATTCATCAGGCGAACATCAAGGGCGAAGCCTGGACAATTCTAGTAGGTCTGATGGACGGAAAGCCTTATGAGGTTATTGGGGGATTGTCTGAGTATGTAGAAATTCCACGAAAGCACCAGTCTGGTATGATAAGGCGTCGATCTCGAAAGTCTGTTCCTTCTAAATATGATCTTATTGTTGGTACCAATGGAGACGAATTTGTGATCAAGGATATCGTGAAAGTTTTTGATAACCCAAATCATTCTGCATTCACTAGAACAATTTCGTTGGCGCTTCGACATGGAGTTCCCGTTCAATATATGGTCGAGCAATTACAAAAAGATAAAGATGCCGACCTATTTAGTTTTGCAAAAGTAACAGCTCGTTGTCTCAAGAAGTATATAGCTGATGGAACAAAAGCGAGCAACGGAGTTTTCGATACAGCATGTTGCGACAATCCGAATATCATATATCAGGAAGGTTGCGCAACTTGTGTGAACTGCGGAATGGCGAAATGTGGATAATCTACAGGAGAAAAAATGCACTGGACATCTGAATTAGATCCCAAGTTAAAAGAGGTTGAGCTGAGAAAGCCGCCTGTGATTATTAGGGTAAATAAGTTTGACGAAGATTCGGCGAAGAAGTTTATGCTTGAAATGGGAACAGCTCACAATACAGGACAAAAAGTTATCCCCGTAATCATTGACTCGTATGGGGGACAAGTATACAGCTTAATGGCTATGATCTCTGCGATAAAACATGCAGAACTCCCGGTCGCTACGATAGTAGAGGGAAAAGCTATGTCGTGCGGTGCAATTCTTTTTTCTTTTGGCGAGCAAGGGCTTCGATTTATGGATCCTGATGCGACCATTATGATTCATGATGTTTCAAGTATGGCATGGGGTAAAGTTGAAGAAGTGAAAGTCAGCGCGGAAGAAACTGATAGACTCAACCAGATTGTGTATACAATGATGGCTAGAAACTGTGGAAAGAAGGATGACTACTTTCTAAAACTCGTGCACAAGAAGGGACATGCTGACTGGTTTTTAGATGCTCCTGCAGCAAAAAAGCACGGGCTGGCTAATCAACTCCGCGTCCCAAAGCTGTCTATTAAAGTAAGCGTTGACATAGATTTTGAGTAGGAAGGCAAATGCCAATTGACAAGGTTTTTTATAACAAGAGCTCGGCTGATTCATTGGGGTGGACACCCGAATGGTTCGGCGCGATATATCACGATGAGAAGCTAGTCAGTGCTATTAGAAAATGGCAGAAAGAGAGGGGTCTAACTGCGGACGGACTTTGCGGACCAACAACGTATCGTCGTATATGGACTGAAAGAGAATCGGAAATAAGCGATTTCATTTATACATGCCCTCAAGAGAAAGACCAAAGCTATATCATCTGTAATGGTCACCCGATTACAATTAATTGGCCAAAGGTTGTTTTATGGGATGAAGAGGGCGGATTTAAGTCGAATTCTGGAACGTACTATGATTACTCAGGGAAGCCTGATCGTAAGCCAACTATGTTTGTGAACCATTGGGATGTTTGTCTAAGCTCAGAGTCCTGCGCGAAAGTACTCAATCGCCGCGGTATATCGGTCCATTTTTTGATTGATAATGACGGCACAATATATCAGATGTTAGACACTCAACACGGCGCATGGCATGCCGGGGCTGTTAACCGCTGTGCTGTTGGTGTTGAAATTAGTAACGCTTATTATACGAAATACCAGAGTTGGTATATTAAACACGGGTTTGGTGAAAGGCCTGTGGTGACAGATGGAGAATGTCATGGGCGTGAAATGGAAGATTTTCTGGGGTTTTATGACGTTCAGATGGAAGCGCTTAAAGCGCTTTGGGTTGCGTGTCATGAAGCTTATGGGATTCCATTCGAGGCCCCTGAATCAGGTGATGAGGATTTCATGACAAGTAGGGAGCAAGATTCCTCTGTTAGAAATGGCAGGTTCAACGGGTTTGTAAGCCATTATCACCAAACGTCAAAGAAGATTGATTGCGCGAATCTTGATATCGCCAAGATGCTAAAAGAGATGGAGGAATAGCTTTGTTAGTTCATCTAGATTATCTCTGGGTTGACGGGTTTGATCATCCCGCACTCCGGTCAAAAACAAAAATGGTCCAGCTTACGCCTAATGAGGGTGGTGAAGTAGAGCTAAAAGTACCTGAGTGGAATTTTGACGGTTCTTCCACAGGACAGGCTCCGACAGAAGATTCAGAAAGAATTTTAAAGCCTCACCGAGTATATCAAGTAGCAGATAATCATTACGTGGCTATTTGTGAAGTGTGTTTACCAGATGAGGAAAGAACACCACATGAAACAAATTATCGAGCCAAGCTACGTAAATTGGTCGAAGATGGCATTGCTACAAAAGAGTTGTGGATAGGGTTTGAGCAAGAGTACTTTATCACGTCAGAAGGCAAGAACGTTTTTTGGCCAGACCAGGGTGAGCCTATAAAAGATTCTCGCTATTACTGCTCATCGGGTGGAAGTGTGAAGTATCGGAAGCTCGTTCGCGAACATGCATCTTTTTGTAATTCACTAGGGATTCGAGTTGTGGGTTACAACGCAGAGGTTTCGCCAGGTCAATGGGAATACCAGTGTTTTGGCGCAGATCCGCTAGAAGCATCAGACGCCCTTTGGGTAAGCCGCTATTTGCTGGAGCTAATGGCAGAAGACTTAGTACTCGGGATAGATTGGCACCCTAAGCCACATGCTGGATGGAATGGGTCAGGATGTCATACTAATTTTTCTACAAAATCAATGCGCGAATCCGGTGAAAAAGAAATCTTTGATAGGGTTATCGCCAACATGGAAAAATATCATGATGAATCGATTCGTGAGTATGGACCAGATAACGCCTTGAGGTTAACAGGCGGATTTGAGACAGCAAGCATGGAAGAATTTAGTTGCGGAATCGCCTCCAGGGGAGCGTCAGTCCGGATCCCTAATTCAGTTCCAACAGCTGGATGGCGCGGATATCTTGAGGACCGGCGTCCATCATCGGGTTGTGATCCATATCGAGTTGCGCTACAAATTTGTAGATTTATTTTGTAGAGAAAAATAAAATGATGCAATTAATCTCTACTCATATTTGCAAAGGACAGAATATCGGGGTGCATGGTAATCTCTTTGGGGGTGTTATGCTCTCTTGGCTGGACGAAGCCGGCGCTGCATTTACTGCTCAAGTGTGTGGTTCTCCAAGGATGGTGACTAAATGCATTTCGCAAGTAGTGTTTCAGCGTCCAGTCCGCCCAGGTCAGATTATAAAGGTGTACGGTGATGTTGTCAAAATTGGGAGCTCTTCTATCACAGTGGCGCTTCAAGCCAGACGACACAGCGTTGTGAACGGTTCTCAACGCCCGGTATGTGAAGTTGAAATGACGTTTGTAAGAATAGATGGTGACGGTGAACCCGTTCCAATTATCAATATAAAGAAAGAGTACCAAGATAAAAGAACGAAGAGCGAAGAAGAAATTCGAAAAGACATGGAGTACTGAGTGAAAAGAATCGAACTTTATGATGACGCCATTGGCGCAGTCGAATACGTGGAGCATATGGGATCCGATTTAACAGTGGTGAACAGCGCTAGGGTTTCTTTTGGAAAAGTTAGGGAAGAGTTAGATGGAAAAGATAAGAAGCTTATTCGTTATCTCATCAATCACAAGCATACGTCAACGCTTGAGCACAACGTTATCACTTTTCGCTTTACTGTACCTCTCTTTGTGCGTAGCCAGCACCATCGTCATAGAACTTGGTCTTATAATGAGATATCTCGAAGATACACTGACGTAGACATTCGCTTTTATGAACCTCAAGAGTTTAGAACACAGCACAAGTCCAATCGTCAAGCCTCTAATTTAAATAAGAAAATTGATCCTGTGATGATCCCTGATTTAAGCGATCCCGATTATGGCACTTCTGCGTCAAGCGTGGTCAGGACGCATAACAAGACATGTCTTACTCTTTACCATAGACTAATGTCTTCCGGAGTGTGTCGTGAACAGGCTCGTGCTGTGCTTCCGCAAAGTTTATATACAGAGTATTACGGAACCGTTAATCTCAATAATTTATTAAAATTTATCGAGCTGCGTTTGCATGAAAGTGCCCAGTGGGAGATACAGCAGCTAGCTAAAGCGTGCTTACAAATTGCCGAAGAAATCTGGCCTGAAACAATATCGGCTTATCGAGAACGTAAAATGACGTAGACATACTTAGTAAAGCTTCACACTCTGGAGAAATACTGATATGTCTGAAGAAATATTTTTGTATTATTCGGGTGATGTACGAACTCTATTCGTTACGACGCCCAAGGTTTTCGAAACAATAAAAAATCAATTACCTGATTGTTCGATCCATGTTCGGTATTCATTTTGGGACTCTATAGAGCGTTCAACGCGATTCTTTCCAAATGAAATTCGTGCTGAGGATTATGAGCTTTCAAAAGAAGATGTCAGCCTTAAGAATATTGATGCTTTTTTTCTGTCGCTTGGAGCAGTTTCAGTACTTGGAGAGGTAGAGCCGAAGGTCGACAAGGCCACTCCTTTTACATCTTCGAAAACGAATCTAAGTTGTCAATACTATAAAATAAAAAGGGTAGTTGATCAATACCCTCCCGCAACCACGGACGGCATTTATGTTCGAATGCGGTCCGATGTAACGTTCGATGATTTTCCTGCAAGCGATACGTTATCAGGATTAAGCGATTCGATTGCGATTATTGAGACGCACCAACACCAATGTCCCGTGGGCCCAGCTCGATTACAGCATGGCGAGAAACAGCTGCGACGAAACCAACCTATGAACGAGATGGTTTGGTTGAGCACAGGCAAGAATTTTCATGAGATATGTAGCCAACACGATCACGAAAAAGAAATAGCATCGGCACTTGGCGTTACCAGGTGTTATGGAGAGGCAGTCACTGGCGAGTGGTTTCGAATGCTGTGTCGACCCAACAAACCACTCTCAGAAATGGTTGCGTTCTGTTTCAAATATACGGTGGTAAGATGAGTGATGAGCCAGCGAAAAAAAGAGTGTTGTACACGGGTGGAACATTCGATTTATTCCATTATGGA